TGAACCTAAACCAACCATCGTTTTGGTGATACCAGAAACTGTTCCTGTAAAAGTAGGTGAAGCGATATTTGCTTTAAGGTCAAGGGCAGTTTGTTGTACCGTGGAAACTGGTTTCGCCGTGTCGGCCGTGTTGTCAACTGAACCAAGTCCCACATCGCCCTTAACAATCCCTGTTGGAGTGTTAATTACGGGTGATGTAAGCGTTTTGTTGGTTAAAGTTGCAGTTGCGGCGCGTTCTGTGACATTGGATGTGTTGTCCACATTACCAAGTCCTACATCGCCTTTAACCAAGCCAGTAGGAGCGGTGATTGACGCACCGGTTGGAATCGTAACTGTGCCAGTAAACGTTGGTGAAGCAATATTGGCCTTAAGGCCAATTGCAGTTTGTTGAGCTGTAGAAACTGGTTTAGCCGTGTCTGAAGTATTGTCAACAGATCCAAGACCAACCATCGTTGCGGTAATACCGGAAACTGTTCCTGTAAAAGTTGGACTAGCAAGCGTTGCATAACCTGCAGTATTAACCCAAGCTGTTCCATTATATTTTAGTAAATCGCCGCTAGCAACAGAGGTGATTGTAACATCTGAAAGACTACTAATCCCAGAAGATTCTGCGGTTAGCAAAGTGGTTATGGAAACATTAGACGTACCATCAAAAGATACTGATCCAGTAACTGGGCCTGTTAAAGATATAGTTCTAGCATTTAGTAATTTAGTTGCAGTATCTGCATTACCGACCACCGCACCTGTGTGGGTCCCAGCAGAATTACCTGTTAAATTACCGGTTACATTACCTGTTAAATTGCCAGTAATTCCACTTGAATTCAAAATATCATAAAAATTAGTTCCGTCATTAGTTAATTGCCATTTGTCTGTTGACTCATTCCAACGGATTTGAACATTATTCGAAGTTCCGCGTTCTACTTCAATGCCAGCGTTAGTACTTGGAATACCAGTAACTCCAGTATTTAAAACTATAATATTATCCTCTATTAGAAGAGTTTCCACGTTAACTGTTACCGTTGAACCAGATACAGTTAAGTCTCCACTTATAACAACATTTTCTGCTGTAGATATATTGCTATTATTTTTTACCCAAGATAAAGATGTTGAAACTATAGTGCTAGACTCGTCTACGTAATACAATATATCGTTAGTCGGATCTAACGCGATTTGACCTTTTACGATATTTGGCGTAGTCATTATCGAACCTTTTTCTTTTTAATTAGAAGGTTCCACCATCGATATTAATACCATCGAATGTTGTTAAATTAGTGATAGAACCACCAGTTATAGAAACACTATTTGCATTTTGGATTGCGATAGTTCCAAGACCCAATGAAGTTCTTGCTCCAGAAGTAGTCGTTGCTCCAGTTCCACCATATGCTATACCTATAGTGGAGCCATTCCATACACCGGTTACAATCGTACCCAATGATGTCAGACTAGAGTTAACTACGCTAGATCCTAGTGTAGTGTTGGAAAGTATTTCTACAGTTCCAATTTTGAATACTTTACCAGCAGCAAGGTCTAAATGTTCTGATGAAGTCCAAGCATCTGTAGCATCAACCCAACTTAATGTCTTATTTGTTGTGCCAAGAATTGTTATACCAGCACCATCTGCTGTTACATCAGTTGGTGATGCAACATTGGAAAGTACAATATTTTTATCTTCTACTACTAATGTTGCAGTATTAAGAGTTGTAGTATTGCCCTGAACTGTTAGATCGCCAGTTACAACAAGATTATTAGATATAGTTACGTTAGATGGAAGGCTTAAAGTTATTGCTCCGTTTGATGCAGACACAGCTATTTCATTAGCAGTTCCAGCTAGGCTGACAACACCACTATTTGTAATGGTTAATGTATTAGATCCATCATTATATGATTTAGATATACCGGTTCCAGCTGTTATCGCAGAGTCGATTGCATCTTGTGCAGCTTCGTTAAAATCTGAAACTTGACTTGCAGTTATTGCTATAGTTGTATTTCCGGCTACAGTCAAACGACCTTGAGCATCAACGGTAAAAGTTCCGATACTACTTGCACTACCATATGATCCAGCTGAAACTGCTGTATTAACTAAATTAAGCGTAATAGTATCTGTTGCACTAGCGGCTGATGTTAAACCGGTTCCGCCAACAATGCTAAGAGTATCTACACCAGAAGTAATAGTTTGGCTAGTGCCGGTATTACCAGAAACAGTAAATGAAGTTGCAACCGCCGAAATGTTAGAATTAATACCAGTGACTAAATCATCTACATACTTTTTAGTAGAAGCATGTGTATTGGCCGTTGGCACGGGGACAATAATTGTGCCAGAAAATGTTTTATTTCCCGTAATAGTTTGGGTTGTGCCCAATGATGTATACGCGCCAAAACCAGCGATTGCTTCAACAGTTGTTGCAGCTCCGCCAATTCCACCAGTGCCTTTACCATAATAAAGTACATCATCAGCTTCGTTATAGGCTAATTCAGCATTTTGAAGAGTGGTTGGCGCGCCAGCTGCACCACCTCCAGACCTTCTCTTAATTCTTAGTGTATTAGCCATTTTTAAAAATTCCCTCCATCGACTAGATTACTCTCTGCATAATTGATCCACTGCGAGCCGTTATAGCGTAAAACTTGACCATTGGTAACTGAATTAATAGTAACATCTGTTAATCCATTTAAAACTGATTGAGTTGAGATATTTGTTTCAGCGGCTATTATTCTGTCCTTGACAGTTAGATAAGAACCTGCTGGTGTCAAGCCCAATACTGTTTGGACTGCTTCAACTGCATCATTAAGATCAGCATGCTGCTGAAAGTGGGGGACTGTTATCGAATTTAATAAATCATTTGCCGTAGGATTAACAAAGTTATCTAAAGATGATGGGTAATTGATTGCCATATTTTCTCCTATATCGAAAGAATTTTATTATTAGAATTATCCCAAAAAATAGTAACTGGGACATTATTGCTTGAACCGGAAAAAGGAAGCCCGCTTGAAGAATCTATATAGAATATTAACCTTGAAACACTATCGGAATAACCTACCTGATATAATACAATTGCACCAAAAGCTTCTCCAGTATAATCTGAAATTATAAGATCATCTGCATCTACTACGCCCAATGTGTTGGTTACTAAACTTAAATTATTACTACGTTTTCTTATTGATCCAGCTGGTACATCTGAAACAAATTGATGTGTATTTTCGCTAACAGTATAAGTGTTTATGTCAACCAATAATGCTTTAAAAGAATTAGAAGAAAAATTTACTTCTCCATTCAGAATAGATTCTTTTGCTTTTTTGTATATAAAATTAGCCATTATTAAATACCTATATCTTTGGATATTTTGACTCTATATTTATAATTTTGTTCAAAATAATTTTTTCCATCAGTGAAAAAAGATGGTGTTGCATCTAACGATGGGAAGTCTACATACACTTCAGGCCTCCATGAGTGAGAGCTTATCGCGCAAAAAAGATTCTCCCATCTTGATGGAGCTTTCTGTATAGGTTTTCTTTGACACAAAAAATATTTATTATCTAAAAAGTTTGATGCTGGCCTGCTATTAAATGTTATTATTAATCTTCCATTATTATAGTCATTCTGCAGATAGAAATCTCCATCTGGAGGATCAACACTGTCAATATAGAATAAAGGATTTTTAGCTATAATGTTATAACTAATATCAACTTCAGTTTTTATAGATCTATCCTCTATAAGAACTGGAGATAAATTAGGACTTACATATTCTGAATCTGATGGAGTCGCAGATGATATTTGGGTAAATGTAATTTTTTCAGTTGCAACTATTAAACCACTTGAATCAACTATATCCTGAACAGATATAAAATACTTTGTACCATCAACTAAAGTAGCTTTCCAGTAAAGAGTCAAAACTCTATTTATCTGGTTATAATCTTTAATTGTATTTATAATATTAAATGGGGCTACTACGGCAGCAGGTGTAGCGGAATCGGTATATACTTTAAAGTTTTTATTTTGTAGTGAAGATATTTTTATTGTTCTACCAAATTTTATGGAAACACTGTAAGTGTTAACTTTTGCTTGGTCAATAAGAAATAAAGCCACTGGTATTCTCCATGTTTACTTGTTATACGTAATAGTAGTAAACAAATCTGAAATATGAAAATAGGGGGTGGAGATTTCTCTCACACCCCCCATCTTCTAGGGATTCGTAACTACAACTAACCCTAAGGCTAAGCTTACGCCATTTGCTTATAAACTTCAACCTCGTAATTACGAGCAAGGTTGACGTTCTTAGCAACAGTGATACCTTCACCGTCACCGAGCATTACAATGTCGTAGCGCTCTTTCATCTTCATCTGACGGATGTCACGAGTTGGATCATCAAATTGATCTGTGCTCATTTCATCCTTAACAAGGAGTGTTCCCACTTCATTGCGGTCAATCAAGAATACATCAGACTTAGCTGCTGTAGCACCTGATTTAGCTGTGAAGCTAACAAATGGTGTAACAATTACGTTCAGACCCATTGGGGCTGTAGCATTGCTTGCACCAGATGGTGAGTCTGGACGGTAACCCCAGCTGGTATTAACAGCTGCTGCTGAACCACCAGTGTGGAAAATTGCATCCTTTAAGAATACCGACCACATCAATGGGTGGAGGATAAAGTCTGTTGGGATATGATTTTCTGCCATAAGAACAGCTGCCATGTCAACAACATCATCCCAGTGAAGGGTGTTGTTAAATGCGCCAGTAATTCCGCGACCAGTTGTATCATCATAAGCGCCATCGGCGTTATCAAATACAATTGTGGCTGCATCCTTAAAACGTGACAAAGCAATTTGTTCCTTAAGACGTGCCATGGCACGACCAGCTGCGCGAACATGAAGTCCGACAATATCCCAGAGTGAGTCAGCAATGACTTCTTCTGTGAAGGAGAGCTTAACACCCTTCTTCGAGACTTTGCCTTCGATTTGCTTAGCAAATGCGAGTGCTTGTTCTGGATACTCTTGGCCTTCTGGAATTTCTGCTGCTTGAATTGCGTTTACGGCTGGAAACTCCAAGGAGCGTCCTTTTCCTAGTCGCACTGTAGAAAGAAGTGGCGTAACCAATAACTGTGGTTCTGCTGCTTCTCTAAGTGTACGAGAGATGACCTTCGGAAAAAGTGCTGCTGCATCTGGTGATGCAAAAGCCTCTTTGATGGTCACTCTATTATTTTCGTCGATGTGCCCATCCTCGGTTAATACAGTCTCCCATGCTGGGAGACCCGAGAGGAGCTCTTGGATTGTCTTACTCATCTTA